TTTAGAGATCATCTTAGATCTCATCTCAGATCTCATTCTAAATTTCAAATTTCATCATCTCAGCATAATCACTCACCAAAACATCGACTACATTCCCTTGAACAATCCAATTAGAGACCATCGTATAGAGCTGCAAATATGCAGTGGTCGAGTCGAGCAGATTGCCGTTGCCGCTAACACCGGCTCCCACCAAGATACAACCTTCGGTGTCCTCCGGAGTGTTGCCGATATGGATATAGACATATGAGAAGCCCGGAACGTGTTGCAGATGCAGCATGCCGCGATGCAAGGCAGGGAAGCGTTTGGCGTATTTGGCGTGAAGCGAACCCTCCGTCCTCAGAGCCAGGCGGTATTTTCCGGTAGGAATGCATGTTCTGCCTGGGATCTTCGGGTAGTTGTAGGGATCTTCAAGCGAGTAGCAGATGTGGTCGGCACCCCGCATGACGAGGCCGAGGGTGCGATCATCGCCATGATCGTAGCGAAGGACCGTGATTAGATAATAGCCGACGTCTTCTAAGCTAATTTTTGATTTCATTCAAGTCCACCTTCTCGATTCTTTGGAGTTCGTCCGGCCTGTAGTAGTGATAATGTTCTCCTTTATCTTCTCCAATATCCCTGAGAACCTCCGCCCTCACATACTCATCATACAATCCCATCATCCATTCCTCCACCTTTACGATCCTTCCCCACCTATCTCTATAGATTCCATTGATCCTAATCTCGTCTTTTCGCATTCTTTCTTGGCTCTCTCAATTCAACGAACGGCACGAGATTGAAAACCCCATGGTTCGGCGATACCATAAACCCAAGCTGTGCCGGATCGGCATACCTTCCAACAGCATGATCATACTCAGACGTTCCAGTGAGACAACCATTGATAATGATCTGGTTGTCAAGTAGCGCCGGAACATGCCAGTGACCAAGTACGACATATCTAAATGATATATCCGATCCGATCCGTTTCAATGCTTCACGCCGCACTGCGTTCGCAATCCCATAATACGGGATTCCCATCCACGATCTGACACTGTGACCATGTTCCAACAAGAACGGCCAGCCTGCTATGTCGATCACGGCCTTCTGCGCTGTGATAATTTTCACATCTACATTCTTGAGACGTTTCATTAACTGTTCAGATGTCGTGTTGATCACATACGACCAATTCGTGATGCCAGACGACTTGAATCTAACCTTTTTGGTGGTCCTACCATGATTATCAACGCACAGCAAGTAAGCTTCGACGTGATGGATGGAGTCGGCGATTCGGGCGATGATATTTGCTTGAAGCTGGGCGGCTTTCGCAGCTTGAACCGGTGATGGAAACTCACACGTTTCGCGCAGTTCGTCGTGAATATCACCTGAAATTAGATCACCAACCGACAAAATAACGCAATCGTCGATGTTGTAGATGTTCTTGTGAAGCTTGACGTAGCGGATAAAACTGTCGGCGAACGATGTGATGCGACGCTCAGCGATTGCGTAGTCATATGCGTTGAGATTTTCGACGTCTTCGCTCTTGATGATCTCGCCGATTTGCCAATCTGAGATTACGAATACGGCGGTTGCGGGAGGCTTTCGTTTGCTTGTGCTTTTGCGAGGAGGTTTGATCTTGTAGTTGAGTGGATCGATTGAAACTACGATAGTTTCGGCGATCTCGCGTTGTTCGGCGAGCTGGAGGCGGAGGCGCTTGATTTCGGCGGTGTAGTTGTTGATCTCTTTACGGAGTAGGGCGGTGATGTCTTTGGTGGTTACTGAATCAGTGGGGGTTTCGGATGGGTCTTCGGTTGGTTCTTCAAGCTGATCCGATCGATCTGAAATGTCAGCGCCGTCCTCACTACCGCTGTTCGAAATAGCCCTCAGAAGTCCTTTAGTCTCATCACCGCGAACTGCAGTTCTTCCTTCAATATTCTCCGCGCTGTTTCTATATAAATATACGCATTTCTCGCAGAGTCGCTCCACCGTTGCAACCCTACCACTTGATATGTAGCGTGAATTCCCACAAGACGGACATATCCGAAGTGCACGAATATGCACATGATTCTTGCAGCGTGGAGGATTCTCGTAAGCTATCTCGGTCGAACTACAAGCGACGCATTTAGAGCCTTCAGGACCTCTAGGACTTCCGGGACTTCCTGGATTGTCGTCCTTCGTATTCATAACCTTCAATTGTTGCTGTTACTGTTCGCTTTCCGCGTCTTCGGTCTCTTCGGCCGGACCGAGCTCCGGGCGGCGTCTACGCCGCATGCCGTTCCCATCCCTCTCTTGGTCTCTCTCCCTGGATCGATATCTCTCCCGATCTCTCTCATCTTCAACATCCACGATCTTCGTCTTCCTTCTGTACGTCTCACCTACGCCGCCTATCCGCAGCAACTCATCCCGATCGACATCATCCGGCGCGATGAATCCGGCCCTCGCCAGTCTTTCGATGAATTGCGATACTCTATCTGCGTCTTCTTTCACTACTCTCCCAGGCAGTACTTGCGGATAATCGCTCATCCTAGCAAACCCCGGGTTCAACTCAAACAATCTCGGAATCAGATGGATGTTGATTGTTTCGGCGATATTCTCCAGATAACCTTGGACTGCGATCAGAAATACTTCGTTCTGATTTCTACTTAGAGCAAATGATCCTACGCGATCCATCCCTAACATAATAAACTGCGATAGAAGCGAGGCGGCGATTCGCTTATCATAACGATTTACGATTCTATCTACATCGAACTGCCGCCGACTGGATCCCGATCCACCCAACAGCTTAATGTCCCAGCCGAACGGCAACGCCAACCCGTCCTGCTCATCGCGTCGCAACGACTTAATGAGCTCTTCTAGGCGGTGCCGCAGTGCGGCTGTGTCGGGATCGTTCGAGTCCAGATCCAACCCCTCAGGTAGATATAGCACCGGCAAGCCGATCAGATCTCTCTCGACGCCGACCGCTTCGATCTCTTCGATGTTTTTCTTGATGAACCACGGTCGATAGGCGTTACGTAGTACGCTTCTTCCTTCAGGGTTGTCGGTCTTTGTTCGAAAGAGAATGGCCTTTTGAATGGGAATATATACGGATTGAAGATCCGGAGGAGGTGCTTGCCACATTCCCAACACTCCACCGTCGTCCTCAAGCTCCCAGTGGTCCAGCGAGGATTGCTTTCTGATCTCGATCTTCCTCCAGCCGATCCTGCCGTCCGTATACTTCGAAGCACCCTTCTTACGCAGCTTGTAGACGATCTCGAAGTACGACCACCCATATACCAGCATGGAAGTGACGTTTTCGATGAACGAATTCCATGTGTGGGACATGTCCGTCATGCATTCTTTGACGAAGACGGCTGCGTTCTTGTCGACGCGCTTCGACGAGGCGGGTTCTACGTACCACTGAACCGAGGCGATGAGTCGTTCGATGGCTTGGATGGCGGCACCTACGATCGGATCATTGTCGTACATCTCGCGGTAGACTTTTACGCCCTGAGCGCCTTGGAGTGAAGTGAGGAATTCGTCGTAGATGTAGCCGCTATAGTGCTTAAAGCCGGTTTTGCCGATTTGGGTGAAATTTGCGTTTTTTGTGGCCATATTAGATGTTTCCTTTATACAAGTTCTATAAACACTCTATGCACGCCCTATACACTCTATACACGCCCTTATCTATATAGATCCGCATATCTCTTTCTTCCGACTCTACCACCCGACGAAGTCAAGATCGGCGTCGTCCCCAATATCCCACTATTTCCGCTTCTGTTTCTCCCTATCACCCTGCGGCTTTCATCAGCATCATCCATCGTCACGATCTCGCCTTTCGACGGAGAAATGATCGTTACTGACGGCGATTTATATTCATCTAATAAATATGGCGAGAACGTTAAAACAAAGGCATCTGCGTCGTTGGGGCTTCTCCCTAACATCGATCTCAATACGTCTTTTTGCATGATGCGTATTCTTCTGTCATTCACATCCCACTTGTATGTGATTGATGTTAGCTCTTCGTCAAGTAGAGGCGTATCTAGCGGAATAGCTACTGTAGTGATGAACGTCTGCATATTGAAATATAGTTGTGCTCTGATGTTCGCGAATTGATTGTTTTTAGATGCTGCACCCACATGTATTCCTTTGACACATTTAGCAAACATCGACAGCGATGGATCGGTCTTTAGCATCTCGTGTAATGCATCTACAACGCCTCCACCCAGCCCAATCTCATCAATAAACACAGCTGTAGGTCTATATGCTTTTACCAGCTCCAATAGATATTTAGCTACTTCAACATTGTTATGTTGTGACAATTCACGTCGATCTATTACCGTAAATCCTTTAGCTATATAAATAACCGTGTTATCTCCACCGTAGCGTGCTGGATCACATCCGATAAATAGATTCTTGATGGGGTTTCCGTCCTCTTCGCCGATCCCCTGATAGCTACGTTGATGTGCTTCATACATAGCTTCCGGCGTTACTAGCGTCGAGTTGTCGGATTGTGGTGGTAGCCCCAAAACCTTAACGCGATAATAATCGCTGTTTCTTCCGTAAGTCTCGCGAACGCGATGGATCTCCGCCTTATCTGCGTGCTCGGCTTTTTCGGCCGAGATAAACTTCACCGACCAAAACTTATGAAACTTCGGATTAGTGATGATGTTATAGAAGAAACCCGATCGGCGTGTCGGGTTGGAAGCGAGTACGGCGTGTGCACCTGAAGTCGTAAGCGATCCTTCAACAGCCACCATCACCTGATCAGGTACACCACTGTTGCCACACCACAGAGGCGCTCCGCTTCCTTTGCCTGCTACGAAGACCAACGATGTAGGTACAGTTACACAATAGACGGGGCCGTTATATGCAACGGTTGAGACGGATCGCCCCGACATCGTAATGCATGTACCACCACCAAGGTCGAGATGGAAGATGTTCGATAGGCCGATGTTGGCTAGATCTTCGGCTTTGATAAGCTTGAAATTGTCGAGACCTCCGATCGATGCATACATCATGTGATCGGGAGTTACTGTTATGTCTATATGCTTGGATCTAAAGTTATAAAGCTCCCCATTGAACGTATATGTATGGTAGTTTTTGGTCTTTAGCTTCACATAGAATTCATGCTTACCGCCTGGAACCTTTGTACGAATGAGCATATCGGCGGTGAGCTCACCGATCGGCTTCCATCCCATATTCGTAGAAATTA